CGCGATCCGATGAAACGCTTGGGGATGGATTTCGTGGAACTCAAACTGCTTCCAGCAACGCATTCACCGCCGGGATGAGCACATCTTGGACGTGGCACGGCGCACCGGGGGCGCACCAGCAGGAGAGATATTTTGCTGACGCCAATAATTCAGGGAGAATAAATTCGCCCATTGATTCTGCCATTGCGCGATACTTCTCTACCGCGCCTTCTCCGGTATATGGATTTCCCCATTGAGTAGGCCGCCCGCAATAGATTGTTCCGGGCGGTTGTTTTGCGCCGGGCTTGCGGGAGCGTTGCCAGTATTTGATTGTCATTGCTCGACCTCCTAATCTTTCGACATGCACAGCACTACTTCGTAATCTATCCGGGGGCTGCCTTTGTTTTCAGCCAATCGGCGGAAGAAACTTTTACTTTCCCGGCGCTTTTCTTTGCCATCGAAGTCGTGTTCGGTGGAATGTACCAGCATGGCATGATGTTCGTGGAGCGTGACGAATCCGGCCGCCTCGCACATCTGCCGCCACTGGTCGCAGAACGGGACAATCTGCTTGTTTTTGACGAAGTCTTTACAAACCCAGACGGCATGACCGCCGGGAATAAGCACCTGGTACACCTGGTCAACGATGGTGCGGGCGGCGGTCCAGAAGTCGTCATCATCTTCATTTGCCAGCTGCCCATCTGTTTTTCCGTAGGACGTATCGCGCTCTTTCGACCAGGATGGATAGGCTTGGTCACTTTTGCCCTTCACCTGCTTGACGGTCAACTTTCCTTCTTCGGCATATTTACCAAGCATCTGCCAACCACCATCGGCACTCTGCCCCTTGAAGGGCGGGGAGGATATTGCGGCGTCGAAGCCGTTGGCTTTCATTGCGCCGAGTTGACCGGGGGTGGCGCCGTACTGGTCGCCATGTCCACAATGTTCTTGCCCGCTTTCCTGACCGATTCGGGCTTCGGAATACGGCGGACTGGATAGTGCGCCAGAAATACTGTAACCTTTTGCGATGGCTTCTCTCGCTGGCGTTCGTTTATGTCCCCCCGACTCGACCTTGTCCCAATCAATTCCGCTGCCGTGCTCGTTTTCCTTTATACAATCGGCGTAAGGTGGACTTGATACAACAATCCCCGCTTTGGTCAACACCTTCGCCAACTCCCGGCTATCGCCATGCAGCAACGCTGCATCACCAGACCAATTCGGCATGGTGCGGAAACGGGAGTTCCACAAAGCGATATTGGCGTTTCCGAGATCCGCGAATTTTGCTTCAAGTTCTACGCCACGCCATTTCAGGCCGAGTCGCATCGCGTCCAACGCGCCCAGGGCGACTCCGCCGAAGGGATCAATTATTGTATCGCCAGGACTAGCCCACCCCTCCGCCCGCATGTGTTCGTAAATACGGCGGATGAGTTTTGATGAGAATTTCGCAGGGTGAGTAATTGCATCCGGGACAATCATTCCCTTCCATGCGGAAGGATAACAGCCAACCCACTCGTCAATGATGATTTTCATAGTTCTCCAATGCGTCTACTTAATACAAATCTCCGCTATCCTGCATACGTTGATGAGACGCACCGACAGAGCCGGAAGCAGAATAGCGGAGAGTTGTACTGGAAATAAAAAAGCCTGGCGTAATGCGTCTCATCACAGTAAGTATACCGCAAAAGTGGTAAAATGTGGGCATGAACACAATCCCCCCAAAACCAACCGAAGCAGATGCAGACGATTTGAACGCGCTGGCGCTCATGCTTGCGGATGCCGCAGTCGATCAGGGCGTCGTGCTGCAAACGTTCACTTACTACTCGCGCCAACTGGACATCCCCGAGGGCGATTCGGTGATCGTGACCGTGCGCCGCGAGAAGCAGGTTGAGCGGGTCCCGGTGGACTGGCTGCATATCGGCGCACTGGTGGGGGTGGAATGATGGCGAACCCAACAATCGAAATAACTGTCAGATTCAGAAAATGGGCTTTTTTTGTTTTGGACGTTATGAAGTTTATTATCAGTCTAATTGTTCTGCTTCCCAAAACATGGATAGAGATTGTGGAATGGGATAAGGAATGCGAAAAGTGGGCGCGTTGGTTGGTTGACAACGGTGCGGTAGAAGTGGGGGTGGGATGAGCGAGCAGGCGCTTCGGTTTTCTGCAACTGTTGCACAGGTGAAAACGATGGCAGATGGTGGCATTCGTGTTGCGATTGACTTGCCAGAGACAGCCATAGATATAGCCGCAGCAATGATGCAGGCAAAGCAAGCAGGAGCGATTCTTGAATGCGCAGTAATGGCAGTTGTCAAGCAACCAAGCGCGGAGAAAGAAATCAGAAATGATAGACCCAAAGCAAAGCATTTTACCCCCTACGCCAAACAAACTAAAACCGAAGCATAAAGCATTTGTGGATGCTTATTTCCGTTTGGCAATGAACGCAACGGACGCATACGCGGAGGCATATCCGAAAGCGTCAAGGGAAACTGCGCGCCGAAATGGTTCTACTCTACTGACAAATACGGACATCCGGTCTGAAATTGACCGAATTTTCTCAGAACAAGTCATGAGTCCGAGCGAGGTTCTCAAACGATTGTCGGATATGGGCAAGGCGAATTTACTCCCGTTCATACGAATAACCGATGAGGGTTTTACTTATTTTGACTTTTCGCACCCAGATGCAAAAAATTACTTCCATTTGATAAAGAAAATCAAAACAAAGCGAACGCGCCGGGTCGAGGGCAAGGGTGAAAATGCTGAGGTATGGGAAGATGAGTGGGTTGAGGTTGAATTACACGATGCTCAAGCCGCGTTGGAAAAGATAGGAAAGCACCACCATTTATTCCGAGACGAGATAGACCTGACCAGCGGGGGGAAGGAAGTCACCTTGAATGTAATCTATCAGGAAAAACCGAAGCCCAAGCAAGGCGACACCGATGGAACTTAATGTCACCCTGCCTGTTCCGCACGCCAAGCAGGAGGCTTTTCTCCGCAGTCCGGCGAAGCGTAAGATTATTCGTGCTGGACGGCGTGGCGGGAAAACCGAAGGGGTGGCAATCGGCAATGTGGAGAAATTCCTGGCTGGGAAGCGGGTACTTTACGCCGCACCCACGAGCGACCAATTGGGAAGGTGGTGGACGGTTGTCACCCAGGCATTGGCAGAACCAATAGCGGCGGGGGTATTCTACAAAAACGAAACGGAACACATTATCGAATTGAAAGGTACAGAGCAGCGATTGCGGGGAAAAACCGCCTGGAACAGTAATACCCTTCGGGGTGATTACGCGGATGACTTGACGCTCGACGAATGGCAGCTCATGGACGAGGAAGCGTGGGAACTCGTGGGCGCGCCTATGCTGCTGGATAATGACGGGGATGTGACGTTTATTTATACCCCGCCCTCCCTGCATTCCAGGTCAGTGTCAAAAGCGCGTGACCCGCAGCACGCCGCCAAGATGTACAAGAAATTCAAGGGGCTGATGGATGCAGGCAACTCCCGCTATTTTGCAACCACCTTCACCAGCCACGATAACCCCTACATCTCGAAAGACGCGCTGGGCGAGATTACCAGCGATATGACCGCCCTGGCCTACCGCATGGAAATCATGGCGGAGGACGTGGACGAAGCGCCGGGCGCACTCTGGCACAGGCGGACAACGATGATTGGTACTCAGCGGGTTCTCGGATTGGAAGATAACCGGGTATTCGAGTTTCCCGAACTGATCCGGGTGGTGGTGGGTGTAGACCCGTCCGGTTCTGCGAACGGTGACGCTTGCGGTATAATTGGGGCAGGTATTGCCCGCAACAATCACCACTACACGTTGGAAGATAACAGCATTCAGGGCAGTCCAGACATGTGGGCGCGCGAAGCGTGCAAGACGTACCACAAACTTAAAGCGGATGTGTTGGTCGCGGAGAAAAATTACGGCGGCGAGATGGTCGAAAAAGTAATTCGGGATACCGACCCAACTGTGAATGTCAAACTTGTATCAGCCACGCGCGGCAAGGCGATCCGGGCGGAACCGATAAGCGCATTGACCGAACGCGGCGAAGATCATCTGGTCGGTAATTTCCCGGCGTTGGAAGATGAATTATGTCTGTGGGTACAGGGCGACAAAAGCCCGAACCGGTTGGATGCAAAAGTTTGGGCTGACACGGAACTGAAAAGTGGCAGTGTAATCGGCGCGATGCCAGACCCGTTTGAATAACGGGAAGGAGCAAGCGATGGGACTGAAATCATGGGTATTAGATTGGTTGGGGATCGAGGGGACGGATTCCGTCAGGCGCGAACGAGTAGAGCGGCTTGAAGAATTCCGCGAATACTACGAAGGCAAGCAGAAAAAGCAACTCCGCGTCAAGCCGAATAAGTTTGACGACAACCTGACAATCAACCTGTGCGGGCTGATCGTGGACAAGACCGTATCCGCCCTGGTTGGTGACCCGGCGGACGGGCGCGGGTTAACCTGGACATTCCCCAGCGAAACCGACGGGACGAAATCGAAGGGCATCCAGTGGCTCGATGCACAATGGGAAGCTGTCAATCGCGAGCAGTGGCTGCATAAAAACGCGCTGGGGGGTGCGCAGTCTGGCTCACCGATTGTAAAGTTGGTCCCGAATGGCACGGGCGGGGTTAAGCCGGTCAATCTCGACCCCTGTACCGTGACCGTTGAAACCGACCCGCAAGACCGGGATAAAGTAACGGCTTACATAATCTCGTACCGGGTCGAGGAAGGCGGTAAGGAAGTACAATACCGCGAAGTGACTATTCCTTTTGCGCTCGATGATGACGGCAACCCGTCATCCTGGCTGATTACACTCGAAAAGAAAACGGGGGGCAAGAAGTGGGAAACCGTAGGAACGCCAATAAAATGGGAATACCCTTTCCCGCATATTTTAGACTGGCAGAATCTTCCACGAACCGACTCTCGTGATGGACGGTCAGACATCGAAGCGATTATCGGCATTCAGGATCGGTACAATTTCCTCGTGTCAAATATCAGCAAAATTATCAGGCTGTTCGCCCATCCGCAGCGATACGGGAAGAACTTGTCTACGCAGATGACAATTGACCCAAAAACTGGACAATCCGAATTTCTGATGGGACCAGACGAAATGCCGATGTTCAATGGGGAGGGAGAGATTGCGCAACTGCCTCCGGTGGGTGACCTGCCTGGTGCTATGCTGTTCCTGCAATCCCTGCGGGAGTCGGCATTCATGCTTTCGAGAGAAGTGGACACGATGAGCATGAAGGATAAAGTCGGGGCGATCACGAACTTTGCCCTACGCGTGCTGTACCGCGATTTTCTGGATAAGTTGGGGACAAAAAGGCTTTTGTACGGGAATGCTTACCAAGAATTAAATAGGCGCATGTTGGTACTCGGTGGTTATGAGCCAGAGACCTGCATTATCAACTGGCCTGACCCGCTCCCGGTCAACGAGCAGGAAGAAACCACCGCGTTGCAAGCGGACATGAACATGGGCATTGTAGACAAGCAGACCGCCGCCGAAGCACGTGGCTATGATTGGGAAAAGGTACAAGAACGGATGCTGGCGGAAAAGACCGCGTCGGGCAATGTCGGCGCAGAGTTGCTCAACCAGTTTTTGAAGACTGGTAAATAGTGAAAGGATTGGAGATGACGCTTGATTTACCAAAAATTCCCCCAAATACAGTTCGCTTAACCGACCCATCGAAATATGTAAAGGAATTGAGAGCCGGTGGATGGGAAATAAAACTTGGTGCTGGTATATTGCCTTTCGTTCTTACCCAGCGCGACTATGATTATTTTAGCGACCACGAAAATTTTGTTGGAACGTCCGCGCCTCCATCATGGATGAATTTGGAAGATTTTTGTAGAAAAGCCAATGGATATGTAGCGGTAAAACAAAATCAAAACGAACATGCCCGATAACCCCTTACTCGCCCAAGTCTCAAAATACCGCGCCCGGCTGGATAAGCAAAACGCGGCGGATTTAGACCGGCTCATAAACGCATACGGCCTCATGTCCGCGCGTCTCAAGGACAAAGTTGATTTGCTACTGCTGGAAATAGAACGCAACCCGGGCGCGAACATTACGCAGATGCGCCGGTACAACGACCTGGTAGATGCGCTCAATTCCGAATTCGCCCGGTACGATGCTTATCTCGAAACCGAACTACAAAGGATAACCACCGAAGCGCAATCACAGGCGCGGCTTGACTCCGCTGCCCTGATTGCCGCCGCTTTACTTCTGCGCGGCCTGCCGGTCAAGCCCGCCCAAGTACCGCAATCAACGGCTATCTCCGAAGTGCTGGCCGAAGGATCCGCGGCGTGGAAGCGGCTGCATGAACTCGCCCCGCTGCAAGCGCAGACAATCATTGACAACCTGCTCGTGGGGATAAACAGTGGTTACGGGTACGAGAAACTTGGCAGGCTGATCGTGGATGACCTGGGGCTGGGGCTGTCAGATGCAATGAGATGGGCGCGGACAATCCAGATGGAGGCGTACCGCGAGACCAGCCACAACACGATGCTAGAGAATTCGAACATTGTAGACGGCTGGACATGGTGGGCGCAGGTGGATGACAGAACGTGCGAAAGTTGCGCGGAGAATCACGGAACATTCCACGAAGCGGGTGAAAGCCTTACTGACCTGACGGCGCATATCTGGAATTGTCGCTGCGTGGAACTCCCCCATGTTATCGGCGACGACAACCCGGTGACGAATGAGCCGATTGAGTGAAAGGAATCCCTGTGAACGTATCAACTTATATTCTTAACTACTTGGTAAATCAAGGAGTTACAACGATTTTTGGAATTCAGGGAGGATTTATCGCGCCGCTGTTTGACGCCTTCCACGGGCGGACAGACATAAAATACATCTGTACCCAGCACGAGCAGGCCGCGGCAATGGCGGCGGACGGTTACGCCCGTTTCGCCGGGTTGGGGTGTGCAATCGCCACGTCTGGACCCGGCGCGACCAACCTGATAACCGGGATTGCCGCGTCCTGGTTCGACTCTATCCCCGTGATCTACATCACCGGGCAAGTCCCCACCTACGAGGCGCGCGGCACGATGCAAGTCAGACAACGCGGCTTTCAAGAGACGGACATTGTGAGCATTGTCAGGCCAATCACGAAATTGGCGCGGCAGGTTACAGATGCCGGCAATATTCAATTTGCGCTCGAACAGGCCGCGTGGTTGGCTCAGTCTGGGCGTCCTGGGCCTGTTCTGCTCGACATTCCGATGGATGTTTTGCGGGCAAAGATTGACCCGGATACCCTGATAGAATATGCACCAGCCGCACCCGAAAAGCCGCATATTGATTACGGGATTTCCGAGACAGTCAAATTGATTGCGCAATCAAAGCGCCCGGTTGTCGTTTACGGGCAGGGCGCGCGTCATGCACGGGTGGAACTGTTGCAGTTTATTGTGATGACCGGGATACCTTGTCTGCCATCCTGGGCGGCGCTTGACCTGGTCTCACACGACCACCCGCTGTACGTGGATACCTTCGGCGTGTACGGTTCGCGGGCGGGGAATCTGGCGGTACAGAACGCGGATCTGATAATTGCAATTGGCACGCGGCTGGATGGGCGCATGACTGGCAACCCGTCAAAATTCGCGCCGGGCGCAAAACTGGTACAGGTGGATATTGACCGGGGCGAGATGGAAAAGACGTGCAAGCCGAATGTGACCATCTGTGCGGATGCGCTGGATTTCTTGCGGGCGATAAGATGTACATCTATCAGCATTGCAACGAGATTGCCATTATTTGGTTGGTATGACCGCATCGCCGCATGGAAGCAGAAATATCCGATGGTGACGCCGCTTACCCCGGCGGGCGAAGTGGGAGTAATTCAGCCGCTAAATTTTATCTGCCAACTCTGTGGCCTACTCCTTGACGACGCGATAATCGTCACCGACTCCGGGGCTAATCTCTCATGGGCGCAACAAGCAATGACAATTCGCGGTAATCAGCGGACATTCTCGGACTTCGGCTTTTCTGCGATGGGATACGCCCTGCCCGCCGCGATCGGCGCGCACTACGCAACGGGAAAGCCGATAATTGCCATCACTGGCGACGGCGGGATGCAGATGAACATCCAGGAATTGCAGACGCTGGCGCACTACGATATTCCGGTAAAGGTGTTCATCCTGAATAATCATTCCTACGGGATTATCAAGCAATTCCAGGAAGAACTGTATGAAAGCCGGTACGAAGCAACGGACGAAGCGGGCGGGTATTCCTCCCCGGATTTTCAGCGGGTTGCGGCTGCCTATGGGATTCGGTGCTTACGCATACTGAACAATACAGTGGCAGGATGGATGTCTGCTGAGGCGCTCAAGTATCCTGGCCCGTGCGTCTGTGACGTTGACATTGACCCCGCCGCGCGTATTTTCCCGAAGGTGCAATTTGGGAATGCGCTCGATAATCAGTCGCCGTTGTTGCCGGAGGATGAACACGCGGAGAACGTGCGCAATGAATAGAATAGGCGTAAGACTCACTTATTATCCAGCGTATGCGCATCCATTTGATATTAGCAGTAATTTCGGACGAACCAGAGAGGAAAACTTAAAAATATGCTGGAACGCGATGATTGCTGTTTGCAAAAAGCGACTGGTCTTGTCTCCAACAAAAGATGATTACAAGAACGGCAATCTGCGAGTAGAGTTTTATTCGGAGTCGTAAACAATGACAACAAAAAAATGGCGTCAGAAATCAGAAATGTACAAACAATTCTGTCAGCCAGAATTCAAGGGCGATTTCTCTGAAAAAATGGCAGAGGAGTTATTCATACTTGAAAGCACCGGAAAAGGAGGGGTGTCTATTAATAATGGGTATGCTCAAGGGAAAAAATGGATGGATGTTACCATTGCGATGTGGAAACACGACATTCCGATAGGGCTGATAAGCAAAGAAGAATTATATGAGGATTTTCCGAAAGTATGGGTAGACGGTGTTGTCGGGAACGTGAAGTTTTCAATAAGCGCATATTTGGAAGCATTTAAATGACTAGCGCCGAAGTCCTAAAGATATTCAAGCGCCAATTCAAGCGTTGGACATACATGGTCAAGCATTACGGTTGGAAACTGACTATGTATTACTACGATTGCCATGAAGATATGCCGAAGGAAGCGGGAGAGGATTGCATTGGTTACACGGTTATTAATTTCAAGTATCTTGAGGCGGTTATTTATATCAATCTAAAAAAGGGGCATGACATGGATGAAAAAGAAATTGAATATGTTGTTATCCACGAATTGACTCATTTACTCGTTTCCCCGCTTCAAGAAAGTTCTGAGATAACGCCGCTTGAATATACCGTAACTTCCATCGCGCGCATTTTTCAAGGACTCCGCAAATGACCCAGCTTGAGCGGCTGATAGCCCGCGTCGTGCAACTCGTGGAAGACAGCCCCGCGCAGATGGTTACGATCACCGTGACCATTGACGAGAAGGGCGCTCCCGTCTGCTGGCAAGTGAAACAAGGGCAGGTGGAAGGATTGCAAGACACCAAAACAGTGGTAAAATAAATTATTGCATTGCCCACTATGGAAAACAATTCTAACAGAGGGCAACCCGGATAGTGTGACCGGGTGACAGCAGGAATAGGCCAAACCAAATGGCATAGCTGCAAACAATTCAAGCGGGATAAACCCCGCGCATAATCGAGCGAAACGAAGGGCGAAAGCCCGGACACAGCCCGTCTCCATTCGGAGGCGGGTTTTTTGTTATCCGAAAGGAGAATATCAAAATGGCTAAACCAACCGCTGCCGATCCTACGACAACCACGACCCCCGAAACCCTGCCGGTCGTAGCCGACCCCGTAACAACCGAACCAGTATCAGTGCCCCCCGCCGAACCCGTGAAAGATGCGGCCTGGTGGGAGAGCAAGGCGAAAGCGATGGAGGCCGAAAAGGTTGCCACTGCCAAGAAACTCGCCAAACTGGAAGCGGCGGAGCAAGCCCGCCACGAGGCAGAATTATCCGAACTTGAGAAGGCCAATCAGCGTGCAGAGAAGGCCGAAGCCGAAGCAAAGTCCGCAAGGCTTGACATTCTCCGCCGGGACGTGGTCAGAGACAAGTTACCCGCAGAACTCGCCGCCCGTTTACGGGGTGATACTCGCGAGGAAATGGAAGCTGATCTTGCCATAATGCTTGCAGCGATGCCCGTCAAAGTCGCCCCCCCGTTGAATCCAACCAACCCAAGCGCACCGCAGACAGGCGAAACCGATGACGAACACAGAATCCGTCTCGGACTTAAGCGTGGATAACACAAGGAGGCCTTTATGGCCGGTTTGAATCTCTATTCCGATCTGGGATCCATCGCGCAGAACGTGCAAGACGAAGCGATCTTCGTCGTGCGCGAAACCTACGTGATGCCCTCCCTGGTCAAAACGTTCAACGACATGAGCGGGGCGAACCCGCGTGTTGGGTACAAGTACAACCAGAGTGTGGCTGGAACGATCGCGGAAGGCGACGACCTGACTTCGCAATCCTTCATCCCCTCTGCTGACCAGACCTTGACCCCCATCGAAATCGGTCTGCAATTCTTTATCAGCGACAAGCGCGCCGATTCGAGCGGCAATGTCCCGGAAAACATCCTGATTGACGCTGCCAAAGAACTTGCATTTGCGGCCGGCGACAAGTTGCAGGAACATCTCCTGATTGACATTGCCAGCCTGACCGGAGCTACCCTCGGCGCGTATGGCTCTGCCCTGGCCTGGGGTCATGTGGCCGCTGCCATTGGCGCGGCTCGCCAGGTCAACAAATCCAGCGGCGTTCCGTTGGTCTACGTCTGCCACGGATACCAGTACCTCAAGCTGGCTGCCTCCGCCTCGGTAGCCGGTGCGGCCACCATGACGCAAGCCCCGCAGTACACCGAAGAAATGACCCGCAAGGGCTTTGTCCAGCAATTCATGGGTGTTGACGTTGTGCAGGTCTACCCCGGAACCCCGGCGGTCAACGGCGCAGGCGGAACCGCCTGGTTCACCGGCGGCGTGTTCCCGGCTGAGGCGCTCGCGCTTGATTGGCGTCGCCCGATTCGCATCCGCGCCCAGCGCGACGAGTCGCGGCGCGGCGTCGAATTGAACATGTCCGCCCTCTACGCTCACGGCGTCTGGCGTCCCAACCTGGGCGTCGGCGTCGCCGGATTTGCGACCCTGCCGGTTGCATAAGGATGGTGAACCATGTCTGACGCTTTCAATGTTCAAGCTGTTTGTGTGACCCTCCCCGGTACTCTGGCGGATGGTATCCCGACCCCGATGTTCCACGTCCCTGCCAAACAGGGCGCGATCACGATCCTTGAGTGGCAGGTTTCCATTGCCACCGCGATGGTGGCCGGAACCGGCGTGCTGATGTATGGCACGCTGAACGCGGCCAACGGGACGATTGTCCCCGTTGCAACCATCGGTACGACCTTCGGCACGGGCGGGGGTACGTTCCCGGCCATGTGCCTGGTCTCCGGCAGCGTTGATTCGGCAGTCGTTCCTGGTGACAACTGGATCGGCTTCCGCATCGGCACGATGGCCGCCGCAGGGCAGAACAAGGTGTATATCACCTACGTTCAAGGCCGTTAATTTCCTGATTTAGCACACAGGAGGGCGAAACGCCCTCCTGTGTAGAAAGTTGCGAAACGTGAGCAAACGAAAATCCCCCAAACCGCAAGTTGTCAATCCAACTTCCCCCAAAATGGGGATGCACTGGCTATCGAATGCAACTTGGGCACCCTCTGGTTATGGCGTGCAAGCCCGCCTGTTCATTAAACGCCTGAAAGCGTTTGGATACGAGCAGAGTATGACTGCCTTTTACGGTCTGCAAGGCCATACGCTCAACCTGGATGGGATGCTCGTTTTCCCCGTCGGCTTCCACCCGTATGGGCTGGATGTGGCCGCGAATAACGCCAATGCTGCCGGAGCCGACATTCTCCTGACCAATATTGATACCTGGGTGGTAGAGCCGCCCATGTTTGCGAATACCCGCTGGGTCCCCTGGTTCCCGGTGGACTCCGAACCCATGCCAAAAGCAGTTGAGTCTCGCGTCCGCGTAGCGTTTGACAGGATCGTGTACAGCAAGTTTGCGCTCGCCGAATGCGAGAAGGTCGGCTTGTCGGCGCACTACGTCCCGATGGGCGTGGACACGAAGGCTATCTACCCGATGGATCGTGCCCTGGCGCGCAAAGAATTCAATGACCATATCCCCTTGAAAATACCCGATGATAAATTCATCGTTTCGATGGTTGCCATGAACAAAGGCAACCCAAGCAGAAAAGCATTTATTCAGAACATCCGGGCGTTCAAAGAACTTCACGAAAAACACCCCGACACCGCCCTGTACCTGCATTGCACGGACGGGCACGATGGCGGCCTGGGCGGGATCAACCTGCCGCCGTACATCGAAAATCTCGGCCTGAAAATCGGCGTGGATGTTTTCTTCCCAGACCAGCAGGTTATGCTGAACGGCTACCCAGATGAGTTTATGAACTCACTTTACAACTCATCCGGCGTCCTGGCGGCCTGCTCGCTCGGCGAAGGTTTTGGAATTCCGATCATCGAAGCGCAAGCGGCTGGCTGCCCGGTTATTGTGGGTGATTGGACATCCATGCCAGAACTGTTATTCGCCGGATGGAAGGTAGACAAAAAAGACGCCGAACCCTGGTGGAACTTCCTGGACAATTACATGTTCGACCCGCACTGGCACGCCATTTACGAGAAGCTGGAACTGGCCTGTGCGGAGCGGGATAACCTGGAACTACGGGCGCAGGCACGCGCCGGGGCGATGGCGTTTGACGCGGATCTGATTGCAGAGAAATACTGGAAGCCGGTACTCGCAATAATTAACGAGAAGGTCCAGGCGGACAAGGCGCGCAAGGCCGCCATTGTCCCGGCACAACCGCGCGAAGATAATGACACGCTCATACTCCAGCAGTGCGGCAAGAACTCCGAACACGGACGCATGATGGCGCTGACCATGACCCGCAACGTGGATTACTGCCTGCGTCATAAGGTCGATTTCCAAACTATCCTGGCTGATATTGACCAGTACCGCGTTGAGGATAGCACGCTTGGATTTGGCAAAGTCGCCCTGATCCGCAAAGCGATGGAAGTAAAGCGCTATCGGAACATCATCTGGCTTGACGCGGATGTGATTATCGCTGACCTGTCTGTGGATATCCGTACCGCTGTTGTCCCCGGAAAGGTTGGGGCGGTCTGGCATGACCTGAAACAGAACGGGCAGATACTCGGACACCACAACGTCGGGGTGCTGGCTGTCTCGAATTGTGATGAGGTAAAAATCTTTTTCGACAAGTGGTTGGCGAAGTATCCCGGAAAGCCAGAATTCCCCTGGCTGGAACAGGGCGCATTTGCCGAAGTCGGAAAGGAAACCGGGCTGATTGCTACCATCGGCGCGGAGTGGAACTCGGTGGATTACGTCAACCCCTGCCCGCATCCGGTCATCCTGGGCTTTCACGGCTATCAAGAACGCCTGCAAGTGATGCGGGAAGCGTTGGCGAAACTGGAAGCCAATGAGAAAATTTGACGAAAGGAGTCGTTTTATGGACACCAAAACTTTGCAAGAAATCCTAATCGAAGAATTCTTCAGCGAACAGAACTTCCCGACTCAGCACGACTTCGCCGCACGCGCCGAAATTCGGGCGCTGCGGGAACGCGTAGCCGAGTTGGAAGGGAAGAAATACGGCAAGGCCGAGAAGGGACGCCCCGCCCCGGCGGATAAGTCGGAATAGGCGACAAGGAGTAATAAGATGACAACTAAAACTATTAGACTTGGAAATCCCGGCGGCCCCGAGGAGAATGTCAATATCGTTGACGGATCCATAAGTACTGCCCTGGTTGCAACTCCCACGACTGACATCGGTGACGTAACTCTGCTGGCCGGAACCGCCCTCGTCGGTAAGGTTGGCATTGACCAAGCAACCGCCAATGCCAATGAGGTGGTGGTCAAGACCAATATCCACCCACCCGGGCTGTCAACTGTCGCGTGCGGTGAACTGCAAGGATCGGCCACTGCTCTACAATTGCCGAACGTGGCTTGTAAATTCGTCCGCTTCCGTGCTGTTTTGAGCAATGCGGGAAATGTGTACGTAGGTGGTGCATCTGTCACTAAACCGGATGGCACGACTGACACAACCACCGGTCTGGAGCTCTCGGCTGGTGAGGATACTGGCTGGATACCTGCGTCGAATTTGTCAATTTTCTATCGCATTTGCGACAATGCTGGAGACGATTTATGTTATCTCGCTATATCGTAATTTGCGATAAACCTGACCACATTTGCGCGAGCAGGTCATTTGGAGACTATGCGGAAAACGGTAAAACTCAATTCCGCAAATAGGACAATTCATATTCTGTCCAAGCTTTGTATAGATACGAGAACTGGAGTGATAAGAATGGTGTTCGCCGACTTTCATCAGTTGCAGATTCTCCAAACGATTATCATCTCGGATGCCATTGATATGATGAACAACTTCATCGGCAACGAGATAGCGCCCAAGATGTGTTTCCATAATGAGCGTATGTTTTGCAATGTATCCATGTTTAGTCGCTCTTGGATGGCCCTCTGGGGCAACAGAATAAATATAACCATGATTGTTCATTTCCCCTCGATAGCGGGAATGATTCTTGCCTCTAGGCACGGTACTCAAAGAACTGCAACTTTTGGAACAATAATGCCCATAACCCCGTTCGGTATCAACCCTCTTTGCATAAAATGGCTTTCCGCATCTTTTACAATGGCGATTGGCGAGCTTCAGCCCATTTTTAGGATCATTTTTTTGGCACTCTCGCGAGCAATAAAGAACGCCTTTGGAGCGGATAAGACGTTTTGGAGAAGCATAAAACTTTTCTCCACAGACCGGGCAAAACCGATTTTTGATAAGATTGACACTTGGCATAACGACCTCCGATTGATAACTAAAACGATGACATTATATCATGTTTGTTTTGGAGTACCATGAACCTGCTGCTCAACAGACTTGCCAAACGGCTCTATCGAGCGCGCGATTTGTTTACCATTGACCGTGCTACGGGTACGATCAACGGTACTGCCTGCAATCCCGGTCCCAGCACCCGCACCGTTGTAGACACAGACGGTAAACTGTCCATCGCTGGCGGGAAACTGCTGCTATCCCCGCGCACCACACCCGCCTGGGGCGACCCTGGACTGTGGTTGGATGTTGCCATCACCCGTGTCGTGGGGCAGAGGGCGTATGGGACGATAAAGGTTGCGGATACAACCTATTATAGTACGCTTGGATATAGCACCAATAAAAGCGGCGTAACAGCTAATGCCATTATGATTGGAGACGATAATCTTTCGGCCATTGAAGCTGCGACCGGGCCGGTGGTTTATGCAGCCGTTGATGCCACCGAATACCCAATCTGTCTCATCTGCGCCCAAGGGGGTGGTGCTCATCTCTACATCAAAATCTCCACGAACTGGTTATATTTCGGGAAGTGGGGAACGAATACCAGTACCTCGCTTTATTTCGGCATTTCTGACTATAACGCCACCATCGAAGCCGATAACTTCATTATTCCCGTCATGCTCAAGCTGCCAGCGCCTCTGTCCAGCGACGGGTTCGGTGGCACATACCCAACCACGGACGGACTTGGTCATCCCGAAGGTGTGACAGTTGGTGCTGGAGGCGCAGGCAAGACGTGGGTTGGTGGAACCTGGGCAATCGTGGGCGGTGCGCTGGTCAATACACCGACGTTGGGGGCGGATATGTTTGATGCGGGAGCGGGTACATTCGCAAGTGGCACATATGCCTGGTCGCCCTATTCTCCTAACACAGTTACAAATGTCGGAAATAAATTAGTAGTGACATTCGTTTCGGGCGGCGATAGCGATGGGGCAACAGAAGCGCTAAATAGTGCAGCTGACTTGAACGCAAATTTAGTTGTGAATACGTGGTATGCGCTACAATTTGACGCCAACGTTAATGCTGGTGCGTCTGTTGGATTTAGGTCAAAGACATTAGGTGCAACATACGATACCGTCGTAACATCAGAAACGCCTGTCACGATAAACCACAGATGGCGAGCGTTACATGCTACGACAAATGTTATCCATAACAGGGACATGGCCTCCGGGAAAATTGCAACGTGGGATAACATTACTCTAAAGCCCCTCACCCTCTCCTCCCTCTTCACCTCCATCTCCGAATCCACCCCCGATGTCGTGGCGAGCGTGGATTTGGTCTTGACTGCTGGAACGCAAGCAGGATTGGTACTCTGTCTGGACGATGCAACTACTCCGGCAAACTTCATCATCGTCTACTGCGATGGTACAAATGTCATTGTAGATAAATGCGTGGCTGGAACGTACACCAACGTCCTCAGCGGCGCAGTCACCTATGGCGCAGGCTACATGCTCCGAGTGGACATCAACGATGGAGTCGGGCGGGTGTACTACAACAACCTGCTGGTTGGCACGTTCACCGTTGCCGATGCAGGTGTGAAGGACAATGTTCTGCACGGGTTGTTCAGCACCTACTCTGCCAACAGCATTGACAATTACAACATCTACGCCAAAGGCACAAGCGGTGAATACGCGCAGTTGGGAGTTGTGTAACATGGGTAAATATCTTTTCATTGCTCCCTTCGAAAACAATCTGATCGTCTTTCCAAAGGACGGCGACCAGGCATTAGACATCAAATATCCAACTGGCAAGCAGGTCGAACGTACCCAGCGGCTGGAGCGGTTTGAAGATAGACCCGTCCTGGACATGGATGGCAATCCAACAGGTAAGACCGAGCGTGTTTTTGTCGGTTGGGGACTATCCTTCGACGAGACGATTGACGAAGTTGCTGGCGGAATTTTGCTTGTGACGCCGAATTATCAGGGACAGAATACCGTCGCCCTGGTGCTGGTGCATACGTCGCCGGAGAAGCGCGACCTGTTAGACGCCGACCCTGATTGGGTGTATTTGAGCGAGATTGTGGAGGCCGAGAATGCCATCCCAGAATAATACCAAATCCGAAAAGATCACAAAGACGAAGGCGAAAGCAATCAGAACCAAACTCGCCAAGCACTTCAAGGCCGCCAAGTACGCGCCAATGCTGGCGAAGGTCGAAGCCTGCACAGACCAGGCCGATATTGCCGCGCTGGTGCTGGCGGAACTCGGCGTAGAACATAAACTGGAGTTAGGATAATGAGCGCTCGTGCTTCGATGGCTGACTTACTCTTGACCCTGCGCGGCCTGGCAAATGCCGGGAGTGCGGAATACACCGTCAACGGGTCTGCCTACTGGACAGACGATCAATTACAGGCCGTTCTTGACCGGCACGTTACATCGTTCCGGCACGAAAGCCTTGCGCCCTTGCCAATCACGGGAAGCGGGGGGAGCCTGACATACTTCGACTATCAATGCGCCCGCCGCTTCCTGGAATCCACCAGTGGCGGTACTGCCCGGTTCATTGTGCAAGATGACACGGGCGGAACGGTTGGTACTGCCGCTTATACCGTTGACTATCCACGCGGTGTAGTGACATTTGGAACTGATACTACTGGACTGTCCCGCTATGTGACCGGCTACTCTTTCGACATGAACGCCGCCGCCGCAGACGTATGGACGCAGAAGGCCGCGCATTATGTCACGGCCTACGATGTGAGTACCGATAACCACAGTCTGAAACGCTCGCAGATAATCGCCGGGTGTATGGCGATGGCGAAAGAATACGCCAAAGGCGCAGCGGTCTATTCCGTGACCGTCGAGCGCGGAGATACGGATAAATAATGTTACCTGCTGCTGAACTTGACCAACTCCGCACGGATTTACTGGATGCAATGCCGGACACGTGCAATATTCTGTCTTTGTTGACCCGTACCAGCGACGGGCAGGGCGGCTGGTCGGAAGCCTGGGGCACGGCTGGTACTTCAATCGCCTGTCGTCTGGATTTCATCGGCGGGCGCGAGTCTGTCACCGGCGGGGCGCTGTTGCCCTACACCGCCGCAATCGTGACGCTGCCGCAAAATACGGCGATCACGGCGCAAAACAAGATCGAGCACGGCGGCAATACTTACACCGTCCAGGCGGTAAATGTCGGCTCATGGCTGGGTGTGAAGCGCGCCACTGTGCAAAAGGTGTAGCATGGCGATTTTGCAACATAATCAAACCTTCGTGCTGGACACCACAAAGCTGGACGAGCTAATCCGTACCAGTCCGGCAAAGGTTGCGGAGGTGGTCGGTAAAACCGCCTTTCGCATCCTAAAAAACGCGCGCATGATAACCCCGCGTGACCCCGCCCGCCCGCCGCAAGATATGAGCCGACCTGTCTCTGGCGAACTCCGGGCGAACAGCGACGTGGTAAAGGTTGACCCGCAAGGACTGACGCAGAACGTCGAATATTTTCAGGAATATGCCGTCCACCAGGAACTTGGCGCACCGGCGATCAACCTGCCCGCCCGCCCATTCCTGACCCCGGCGGTAGAACAAGAAGCGAAGCGGTTTACCGATGATTTGGGCAAGGTACTTGACCCATGAGTTCACAAAATGCCTTGAACGCGGCGCTTTATACCAAGCTCTCCGGGACGGCGCTATCAAGCCTTCTGGCGGGCGGGACGGCGGCTCCCAGCGTCTATTTCGAGCAAGCCCCGGACGGTGCGGCGCTGCCGTATGTGGTCTGGTTGTACCCGTCCGAGTTGGACGAAAATCTAATATCGCATCGGATGAAGGATATTGTAATCCGGGCGTATGGCGTGGCCGCCGCCCCCGCACAGGCCGGAACGATTGACGCGGCGATTGACACGCTCTTGCATAACGGCACGTTGACATTCGGAACCGCAACGGGCTGGACACCGCTCTGGTTGCGGAGAGAAAACGGGTATCAACTGATAACCACCAGCGAGGCGGGTATCAGGTACTACACAAGCGGCGCGGATTACCGCGTCGAAATCACGAAAGGATAAAGGAGATTCGAAATGGCTGAATTTTTTGGAAGTGGTTTGGTTGTGCAATGGATCGGAACCGCTGGTACTCTGGATTGTTCAGAGTGGGCGCGCGGCGCATCGTTTTCACCGTCGGGAAAAATCGACGTTAACACCACTGGCGCAGCCACCTACGAGACGCGGCAAGTCGGCGTGCTGGACTTCACCGCCTCATTCAAAGGTCTGTGGCAAGCCGGGACCGCCGGGACCGCTGCAACTGCCGTCCGCAACACGCTGCGCTTCGGCGAAATCGGTACGCTCATCCTGGCCCCCGAAGGAACGGCTACCGGACGGGACAAGTACACCCTGCCGGTTATCTCACAGGGCTGCCCCGTGAACACGCAATATGACGCACTGACCGAGTTCAACGTGTCGTTTGTCGGTAACGGCACTGCGTTGTATGGTGCTTATTAATCGAAAGGATTAACAATGTCCGATTTCCCGATTAGCGGTAAACCAATCCCGGAGATCAACCTCCGGGAGATAACCGTTTCTGAATGGCGCGCCCTGTTCGTGTCCACCCAGCCGGAACACGAGGGCGACAAAACGCTGGCGAAGGTATCTGGGCTGACCGTGAAGGAAGTCCACGCCCTGCCGCTCTACGATTACCGCGCTCTGTTCCAGGCGGTGATCGAAAAGGCCGCCAAGCCGCTCAACCCGGAAGATCCAAAAAACTGAGCAGGCGCATCTATCAAGCCCACGTTGACAAAGTAGGTGCGCCTGTCGAACGCTATCTCTGGGAACTGGTATTCGCCACCGGCTGGACGCTGGAGTACATAGATGCGCTGTCCATCGAAAAACTGCACGAGTTTTTGAATGTGACAGATGGGATAGCTCACGTCAGGTCAAGCATTTTGTGAGGTTAGATGAGCGTCAAAATTGCTTCGCTGTATGCGGAAATTTCTGCGGACACTACCCGGCTCGAAAATGGGCTGAAAAGCACCAAGACCGGACTCGCTGGCGTTAAAGAGGGTTTTGGCTCTGTTGCCGCGGCTGCCGGTATTGCAGTTACGGCGTATTATGCTATTAGCAAGGCGATTGAAGCAACAGTTGGGGAATATGTTAAATATGCCGACCAGGTGCGCCGTTTATCCCAACTCAACGGAACAAACGCCGAACAAACCAGCCGCCTGATCCAAGTCACAGACGATTACAAAATAAGCGTAGACGCGTTGTCAATGGCAACCCGCAAGTTGTCGGTAGAAGGCAAGAGTCTAACAACCGAAACACTGGCGGCAATGTCGGATGAGTACCTGGCGCTCGGAACGAGTGCGGAAAAGACGCGCTATTTGATTGAGAATTTCGGGCGAACGGGTACAACATTCGCGGAGATAATGGGGGCAGGAAGTAAGGCAATCCGCGATCAAGCTGCTGCTTTGTCTGGCGGCCTGCTTATGACTGAGCGGTCATTAAAGGCGACGCGTGATTACGAAAAAGCTCTCGAC